CACAGGAGAAAAACTGTTAGCCGAACACGTCCAGCGCGCTGTTGCTGTTCGCACCGACAACACGATCGTGCTCTCTAGCAAGCGATCGCCTGGCCCAATTGAGTTAGCGCGCACAATGGTCTGGGGAATTGGTCTATGCGCGCGACCAGTCAACAGCGGTAAACCCATGCTCGTAACCATTAACCACTAACATTCTCTCGGCGACCGCGCACCTTGCCTTTTGTCGGAATCGGATAAGTCATGCGCGGTTGCCACTTATATGACAAAGTAGGGTTATGGCTCTTTTTAACAAATCGCAACAAATAAACACGGCAAAAGAATCGCCTGTTACCGCAGCTGTCGGAGCATCGTCCTACAACATCGGATATTTTGCGTCATACACAGACGGCACTCGCAGAGCCCGCGCTATGACCTTGCCAGTTGTTGCGCGCAGTCGCGACCTTATCTGCACCACAATCTCACAACTGAACTTAGAAATGTACCGCGAAATGTGGAACGGTGACGAAATGGAAGAAGTGCCACTAGCGCCGCGATCATGGATTGCGCGAATTGACAAAGGCGTTCCAAACGACTTCATTCTAAGTTGGACGTGCGATGACCTTATCTTTGAGGGACGGGCCTTTTGGTATGTAGACCCAAACGATCGCACCGCTGACGGCTACCCAAACAACTTCACTCGACTGCCAGCCGCCATGGTGTCAACGCTCGATCAAGCAGGCCCAATCTGGTTTGGCCCATCAAAACAAATCGTATTTAATGGCGTGCAATTAGACCCGCGCGACGTCATCCAATTCATTTCACCAATGCAATCATTTAACTCTGCCGGCGCACGCGCAGTAGAAACCGCATTACGCATTGAAGAATCAAGACTCCGCGCAAGCCAATCAGTCCTGCCAAGCGGCTATCTGAAACAGACTGGCGGAGAACCGCTTACATCTGCCGAACTGAATGATCTTGCACAGCAGTTCAATATCGCGCGCACGTCTGGCAACAACACGGCCGCTCTAAATGAGTTCATCGAATATGTGCCAACAGATGCAACACCAGACAAAATGATGATGATTGAATCCGCGGACTACTCGGCTCGTGACCTCGGCAGGTTCCTTGGTGTCCCTTCATTCTTACTTTCCGTATCAATTGGGGCGTACTCATACCAATCAAGCCAGCAATCCAGAATTGACAACTGGACTTACGCCTGTGCCCCGATAGCCAAGTGCATCGCCTCAACACTTTCATCAGACAACGTGCTTCCGCGCGGAACCTTCATACGGTTTGACACGTCGGATTACTTGTCCGAGGCTTACCTTGGCGGAGACATGTCAGACTCAAACGACATGCCAGAAGATTCAGATATCCCACAAACCCCAATTGCACGAAATTAGGATACGGCCATGATCAGATTTGGTTCAGAAGCATTCACCATTGACGCGGCAGCTGGCGACACGCCACGCCGAACGATCTCGGGAATTGCGGTCAGATATAACACCCCAGCCAAGGTTTCCGATGGCTCAATGGTGGCTTTTGCACCTGGCTCGTTGCCAGTTGACGGGCGCGCACCCATCCTTCAAATGTTCCACGATTCAACCAAAGTCATTGGCACCGTGGTCGAGCGTCAAGAAACCGAACAAGGAATGCTATTTGTTGCCCGTGTTTCGGAGACTGCCCTCGGTTCGGAAGCGCTTGTGTTGGCCAGCGACGGAGCCCTTCGTGAAGTCAGCGTTGGAGTTACCCCGCTTAAGTTCAAATATGACAAAGACGGCGTAATGGTTGTTACCAGCGCTAAGTGGGACGAGCTTTCGGTGGTCGGCCAGGGCGCATTCGATGCACCCATTTTGGAAGTCGCTGCGAGTATCCACCAAGAAGAAGAAGAAATAAGTACTATTGAAGAAGTAGCACCTCAAGAGGAGACAGAAACAATGAACGAAAAAGTTGAAGCCCCAGCCGTAGTGGAAGCATCTGCTGCGACACAAACCATTTTTGCAACCGCCAAGCGCGAATTTAAAATGCCATCAGCTGCTGAATACATTTCAGCATTTGTTGTTGGTGGCGATCAATGGCGAGCAATGAGCGAAGGCATCCAAGCTGCCGCGCCAAACGTTTTAACTACTGATATTCCTGGCGTGCTTCCGTTGCCGATCGTGCAACCTGTTTACAACAATTTCATTGGCCGTCGCCCTGTAATTGATGCAATCGGTGCAAAAGCAATGCCACAAGGCGGAAAAGTATTTATCCGTCCAGAAGTAACAACTCACACTTCAATTGGCAATCAGGCAACTGAAAACACTTCACTTACTCAAGGAACCTACGTCGTTACAGACAACCAAGTTACAAAAGGTACGTACGGTGGTTTCGTCACGTTGTCCGAACAATCAATCGACTGGAGTACACCCGAAGTAATTTCTTTGGTACTCGATGACATGGCTCGCATTTATGCCAACGAAACCGACAACGTGGCAGCAGACAACTTGAAGACCGGCGCAACAGTTACTCGCAACTTTGCACTTGCCTCCGTAACTGACGCTGCATATTGGGCTTCATGGATTTCGGGTGCAGCTCAAACGATTTTGAGCGGTTCTAACGGCAACTTGCCAACCCACATTTTTGTCAACCCAGAGTGGTGGGGATTTTTGCTCAGCCTTAGCGATTCGTCAAAGCGTCCGTTGTTTCCACAGATTGGCCCAATGAACGCATTTGGCAACCTTGCACCAGGACAAGTAAACGGCAATGCTTTCGGTTTGCAAGTTGTAGTTGATCGCAACTTCGCAGGAGACACGCTAATTGTTGGCGATGCTTCTGGTTACGAAATCTTTGAGCAGCAGAAGGGCGCAATTAGTATTGACGTGCCTTCCACGTTGTCACGCACAATAGCCTTCAGAGGGTATCTTGCAACCTTGATGATTGATTCGTCCAAATTCGTCAAGATGGCTCCAGTCGGCTGATCTGAAAGGTAGGCCAAAATTATGGCCACTTATCAGGTCATCAGTAAGCAACTTACGTCGAATTACGCCGTCCTTCAACTTCTCACCCCAGCGGAGTTGACGGTCGGCGATTCGATCGTCGTTGCAGCAGTAGATGCCACATTTAATGGCAGTTACACAATCAGGGCGCTTCCGTCTTATGAGTTCATAGGCATTGACGACGAAGGCGATCTGGAATACAACCCAGCAATCGTCATTCCGAATCAAGTTCTTTATGCCGTAACTGCATCAGATGTGGCACGTCAAGCCGCGTCTGGAACATTGAGTTATGCGCCCGTGTGTACTTGGGTAACGGCCGCGCAAGTCATGTCTTACCTTGGCATCACAATTGCTAACCCGTCTGATGATTACACATTGCTCACGCAATCGGTGTCAGCTGGCAACCAGTTCTGTTATCGCAGGCGTCAGGAATCGGGCTATATTGACTCCCTAACGACCTCACCTGGCGGTGACGCAACATTGGGCACTCTGATGTATTGCGCCGCTCTATGGCGCTCTAGGGGCTCAATAGAGGCAACCTACGCCACGTTTGACGGCATGGGCTCGGCACCACAGCAAAGCCTGACCCCGATCGTCAAGCAGCTGCTTGGTATCCCACGTCCAGCGGTTGCTTAATGTCGTACACCGACCTATTTAACGAAGCGATTGATGATGTCACCGCAACGCTGACCGCGGTCTCTGGTTTGCGTGTTGTAAACGACCCGACCAAACTTGCGCCTAATTGCGTGTACTTGGATGCACCAAACTTCACAACAATTGCTGGCAACGGCAACGTGATACGCCTTGAGTTTCCTGTAAAGGTGATCGGGTCAGGCCCAGCAGGTCTGCCGGTACTGCGTCAGATTCTCAGCATTGTGGCAAACGTGCTTGGCTCGCCGATCATTGTTATGGCTGGCCGTCCGTCAAGCCTTGAGATCGGTGGCGCGTTGTACCCGTGCTATGACCTTGATTGCGCTATTCAAGCCCAAACTTCGTAATCCACAACTAAGCAACACAAATCATCTACTATCAGAACAGAACTAAGGAGCACCAAATGCCAACATCAACTTACCTCTCAAACCCAGTCGTATTGATTGGCGCCACTAGTGCGTCAACGACCGACATCACCGATATGGTTTCTGCTTGCAGCCTCGTTGTAACCAAGGAAGCCCTTGAAGACACGGCGTTCGGCCAAAATTCCCGCACCATGACGGGGGGCCTCTTTTCAAATACCTGTACGTTAAGCATTTATGCGAGCTATGCGACAAGTGAGTCTTACTCGGTTTTGTCAGCGCTTCTCGGCACAAAGTGTTACATCAAAGTGACTCCAGCGTCTGGTGCTAACTCGGCAACGAATCCAGGGTTTGAACTAACCGAGACCTTCATGAGTTCGCTACCTGTGATCAACGCCTCCCTTGGAGAGCTTTCAGTTTACGAGATTGAACTAGAGGGCGGCTCGTACACAATCGACGTAACCTGATAATTAACGGCTCCAAGCCGACATAGGAGAAACATGAAAATTAAGTTGCAGTTAAAGCGCACGCCCGACAGCGCACCCGAGTACTACTACACGAACCTGTTTGTGGTTACTGAATGGGAACGCCTTGAGCGACGCAACATTCAACAGCTCTCCGCAAACCCGTTGTATTCGGATTACGCCTGCTGGATGCACACGATATTGAAAATCAAAGGCGAACAAGTTGGTGACAACTGGCGCGAATGGTTAAGCAAAAACCCTGACATCGACATTCTGCCGGTACTGGACGAGACAGACCCAAACCCTACGGACGCGGCACCTACCGCCGCCAACTAGCAGAGATTTTGGTCGCGGTCGGTTGGTGGCCTAGCGACATTGTGTTTGAC